ATTGTTAATCATTTTATTTTTTTTTGTTCTGTGGCGTCTTTGTCGCTTTGTTGTGTTTCTTGTCTTATTATATTTTTTTCGCGCCAGTTTGTCAAGTTTTTTTATTTCCGGCGTGTCGTTTGTTTTCGGGCGTGTCGTGTTTTTGTTTGTGTTATAGTGTAGTTATCAGCTTCAAGGGAAAGGAAAAAATAAAATGATTAACAATAGCATCATCAAGGATTACGTCGAAGATTACATCATGAACAGCGGTCAGCAGCTCGACGATTTTGACCTTGACATGATTGTTGAGAATCTGCATCATGTGGCTGTGGTCAATAATATGACCATTGAGGATTATAACGATTGTGATTCGTTTCCGAATGATGATTTTATTGAAGCGTTCGAGAATGCGTGATAGGTAATAGTAGAAGCCTCTCGGTTAATAACTGGGAGGCTTTTTTATGTTGTTTTGTTTTCGGGCGTGTCGTTGTTTTGTTTATGCTATAATGAAAAATATCGACTACAAGGGAGGTAAATAAAATGATGATTTCAAATATGACTTTCAAGGAAAAGAACGAACTGCTGACCACTTTGTGGGACGACCCGTCCGTGACGCTTCATGGCGTCAAGGACGGTGTTACGAGTTCGATTGATCGTGATCAGGTTGTTGGTGATTATGTCGTGGCTCTGTATGATTCGTATCAGTTTATATTGCCCTATGAAACAGAAGATGTGCTTCTGTTTTCCGCTGAAGATATGGAGGCGTTCGCTCGGACGTGGTAATAATAAAGCCCCTAGGTGAGTAACCTAGGGGCTTATTTTATGCCGTCAATTTAGGCGAATACGAGATACCATGTTGATTTGTCTGCGGGTGCGAGTGCGACGTATCGGGTTGCGCCTGAGCCACCGGTGTAGTGTGCCCAAATGTATCCGTCTGCGATTATGCCACCTTCGGCGAGATTGACGGTTTGTCCGTAGTGATACTGGGCTACTACCTGTGCTGAGGTGGACGGTGCCGATCGTACGTTGAGCACATCGACGTTGACCTTGTAGGTGCGTGGGATAATGGTTACAGTATTGTTGCTCGGCGCTGGTGCCGGTGTGCTTGCCGTGCGTGGGTGGAAGTATCCGATGATTCCGGCCTTGCTGATTGTGACGTATCCGGCTTTATCCGGGTTTTGGCTCATGGTGTTGAGCGTGCCGTTGCCGTTGTCTTTAAGTACGATGGCAACGTGGTTCATGCCCGCGCCGTTCCAAAATGCTACGTCACCATATGTGGGGGTGTAGTTGCTTGTTTCGCGGGTGAAGGCGTTTTGCAATGCTGGGGAGCGATCGTATCGTGTAGTGTAGACGCTTGCCGCGTATCCGTCTACCGTGTTGGTGTCGGCGGCTGGAATGTTGTATACGTTTCGGGCGTAGCTGCTCCAAAGGTCCCAGCATTGACCGCCGTATGCGCCGTCCATGTCGATAATTTTACCGTTAACCGTGTTTATCCATGTGCGAATATCCATGTCAGTTCTCCTTCTTATGTTTGGGGGTGTTGTTTTGTGCGAATATGCTCATGAATGGTGCGTCCGCCAACTCTGGATTAATGGCGGTGATGTTTTCGAGGATTGAGGTGAGTTCGATAAGACTAATGCCGCCTACGGTGCATACAAATACGCTGACCGGAAGTCCGAGGTCAACGTGGAGGTTAATCATGTCCACGAAATATGCTACGATGGTGAGCATGAGGTAGGCGAACTTGTGCCATAAGCCTTCTCGCATTTTTTGTGAGCTGACCGTGTCGTTGAGTATGGCTTTTGCAAGTCCGGTAACGTAGTCTACGATGCTAAAAAAGACTACCGCGAACACGCACCATACGTCCGTTGTGGTCATTGTCATTACTATTGCCTCCTATTTTCCTAACAGTTCGCCGATAATCAACCCAAAATCGGCCTTGACTTGTGAATCATCGAATCTTATTTTACCAAGTCGATAGCCGGTGGTGAGTCTTCGTATGATATCATCTGATTTTTTGACGTACCATGTTTTTTCGTTAACATGATTGGGGTCTAGCGTATAGATGGGGCGAGTGTTGTCTTTGGGAATGCGACGTGAAACATATTGTGAAACGTGTCCGTCGCGTTCGGACACGCTTACCCATATGCCGAAACGTGCGTAGTCGGTAGTGTCTAGGATGTAGGATAGTTCGCCGTCTGCGGGGATGGGGGCTAGCAGCGTGTCGGATTCGTCGCGGAATTTGTTACGTATGGCATAGTCGGCATAGTCGCTGTCGTATTGCTCTAAAAATCTGCCGAATTTTGACTTGGCAACTTTGGCGGAGAATCCGCCGTAATCAGCTAATTCGAGACACACGAACCCTCCGCAATACAACTTGTATTGTTGCTGATTCGCTTGCTGAGCACCAATATCCAGCCGATATTTCGCAAAATAAGGATTAGCTTTTTGTACTGCGTTGGACAAAAACAGCACTTTTACTCTGTCCTGCCAACGGTCAACAGTGTTATAAAACTCGCTGAAACTGTTTACCTCATTGCTCAAAAATCTGAGATTGTCGGGAAATATTTCATCGAAAATAATTAGATGTACTTTTGGATATGCGACTGATTTGAGTCCGCCCGCTTGTGAGAGCGCTACGAAATAGCAGCATGTGCGCCAATCCTTCTCATCCCATGACGTCTTATGCACCTGCCCCTTCTCTCCGTCCACCCGAAACTCGTAGGATGGGAAGAATTCTTGAATGTCTTTGAAAAACGTTTCCTTACGGTGCTGTTCCACGTCCGTGCGGCGCAAGTAAATGAACTCGTGACCGTGCTTGACATACTCTTTGATGCCGTATCGTTTTGCGGCAAAAGTCTTGCCAAGTCCACGTGCGCCGATCACGAAATTCCATGGCGCGTTACGGGTGAGCAGATTATGCAGATCGTAGTAATCATCTTCGGCCAATGTCTGTAACGTCATGCCTGCTCACCCCCTGAAGAATAATGGGAGCGTAACGTCATGACCACCGTTACGCTCCCCGTGTAGTTACGGTCGGCTCAAGGGAAGTTATCACATGCCGACATTTATTATTATATCACACACTTTAGAATGCGGGTGGATTCGATTTACCGTCCCACACAGTCAGCAGCGAGTATGCCTGATTGTATCGATTTGTGTATGGATGGAATGGATACGTGCCCAAAATATTGGTTTTGAGCTGCGCAAGATTCGATGCTTTCGGCACCTTGAGCGCATTGGCTGGTGACTGGTGGTATGCGGTAACCCACAAGATTTGCATTTTATCATCATCGTATTCCTGCGGGTAGCCCACGTAATCCTCGGCAAACTGCTTGCGCTGACCCTCATGCGACTCGCTACGTGCCGCCCACATTTGGAATGCCGCTGCTTCCGTCGAGGTCAGCGGTCGGGTAAAATCACCCCCCAATTCCATGAGTCCCGCGATCTCAGGAGCCGCACTTTTAAATGCGGCGTAGCCGGTTGGGTCAGCCTCACGCATTTTATTGAGCACTTGCAAGCGCCGTCCGAAGCTCCACTGCGCAATGCCGATACCTTGGAGATTGGCGGCTTCCACCGCGTCCCACCGTAGATTGGACTCTACCGTGCCGACAACGTAGAGCGCATACGGATTTTTGGCGTTGGTTGAGCTGGACGGGTGCCCTTGTCCTTGCGAGTCGGACGGTTGCCCCTGCGACGCTTTTTCCGAGAAATTATTGGCTATTGTTTTGTAAAAAATACGGGTGCGCGCCCCGCTGTTATCCGTCTCATGCAAGTATAGGTTGTCGCCCTGCCAGTGTATCCACGCTCCCCCTCGCGCGGTGTCGGGGTGCCCTTGGTTGTTGTCTCCGGTGGGATTGTCCACGTCCGGCCTAGACATGGTACGGGGGTGTAAGTAGCCTAACAGTCCGTCGATTGGGTACCATTTGAGGGCGCTTGCGTCCGGGTTTTGTGTGATGACGTAGATTCTGCCATCTTTTACCCCATCATTGCCGGCGACTATGGCAACATGCGTATAGGGGGTGTACGTGCCGTATCCCCATATTGCCACGTCCCCAGCCACCGGCGTGTATCCGCTTGCGGTAATACGCTCGTACACTTGTTCGCACCGTGCGGATACGGGGTATGAGGTGTACAATCCCCCAGCATAGCCGGTAGGGGTGATACAGTCCTGAATGCTCATGCCGTACATGTCCATGCTGTATTTTGCCCATAAGTCCCAGCATTGCGCGCCATACGCGCCGTCCATGTCCCAAAAACGGTTTTTGGTCTGGTCAATCCATTGATTAAAAGTAATAGCCATACTCTTATTATAAGAGTATGGCTATTGTTTGACTTAGTGGAAGCAGTTCATGGAGAAATCAAAATCAAGATATCCCGCACTACCGTCGCCTTGCAGCATGTCAATGATGCTGAACGACCGGCCGTTAAACTTGATTTTAACGTATCCTTCATTGGACTCTTTGACCCCAAATAGTGGTATCCAATTACCGAACACGTTAGCCTCGTTGACCGTGGCGAAAACGTCCGTATTCCAAGTGGTTTTGTTGCCACGGAAATAAAAATGGACATCCAGCCCGTCAACGAACACCTTCAGGAAGCCATCTGCAATACCGGACAACGTGACGTTGGAATACTCTTCGACTCGTTTCGCCACACCGGTTTTAATGCCTTTTGCGACATACTGCGCATAAATATCCGAGCCTTGAGTATTGGGGTGGATATCAGTCATACCGGACTTCCAAAACAGACCCCACGATGGTGCATCGTACACGATCTTAACGACGGCACGACGTCCACCCTCGACCATGGCACCGTATTTTTGAGCCTCGTTGAAGGTTGGCCACGTATTGTCCCACATCATTGGAATCTGTACGATCTCCGCGTCGGGAAACAATGTTTTCGCAGTGGTAAGCGTGTTGTAGACAATGTCTCCCGTCACCATTGACGGCGAATCGTTGCGGCCACCGCCGATCACCACGTATCTCACATTGGCCTTGCTTGCACCCAGTTCCGCCGATGCTTGCTGGAGTTGCTGTTTAAACGTTTTACCCTTTGTGCCGCCAATCGTATAACCTGAACCGCCGACCGCATAATTGCGGCATTCCAGCCCCAAGAGTCCTGCCGCCTTGACAATCATACTGTCCGTGGCTGGATTGTCGGTACGAAAACCTTCGAAGTACGAGTCGCCAATGCCCACGAGTAGATTCTGTTCGACCGGTTTGAGCGCATATTTGCCGTCCGATTCCAACTTGGTGTACGTGTTGTCCCAACGGGCTTTTTTGGCGGTCGCATTTTTTACATTGTCCGCGCCAAGTGCGGTGAGAATCGCACTGTTTGAGTCAGCTTTACTGTTGGCAGTGTCCGCCTTGCTGATTGCGGACGTGGCGTCCGTTCCGGCCTTATCCCACTTGGTTTTATTTGCTGTGGCGTGTGCGGTGGTGTCCGCGCCCAGTGCGGTGAGGATAGCCGTATTGCCATTGGCCTTGCTTACGGCGCTTGCTGCGTCCGCCATTGCTTCAACGGCGTCCGTGCCGGCCTTATCCCACTTGGCTTTCGCTGCGGTGGCGTTATCCACCGTATTGTCCACAAGCAGTGCCTTCATCACTGCTTCGTCATGGGTTTCTCGCGCTTCCACGCCTTCGATGCGATTCAGGTGCGTTTCCAAAGTTGTATCAATGGTGTGCATGGAGCCGTTGTAGCCGTCTCGCAGATCGGCGGGGTCGTTATCGCCATAGAGATTGAGGCCGTAATTATCGGTTTTTGTATATACGGTAGCCATTTGTTTAGTCCTTTTCGCGGATTTTCGTTTCGAGTTGGGTGAGGATCTGGTCGATCATGCGCATTGCATGATTGTATCCGTCGCGCATGTCCATTGGGGTTGCATCATTGTAGAGGGGCAACCCCCAATGACGTGTCGCATCATATGCGGCAACGTCAACGGGGGTTGCTTGCGGTTGATCTGCCATGGTCTATCAGATCCCCGAAGGGGTGGTGGACACGAACGGCAATCCCTCGGCGGTAACCTTGGTATCGGTAAGGTTCTTGGTCGTATACTGTCCGCCACCGGTTGCCGGAACGCGGTTGAGAAGATGATTAAGGGCTGTGCCAAGTGCATTAGCGTTCGCTGAGCTCAATCCGAGTGCGGTGGCAAACGCTTTCAGCCCTTCCGGCAAAGATTCCGGCGTTGGGATTGCATCAATCCTATCCGACTGCGTTTTAAGCGTCGTGTCGAGGATATCCATTGAACGATTGTATTGGCCTTCGAGGTTTGGCGCGTCGGTTGCGTCATATTTTTCAAGATTATAATTAGTGGTTTTCTGGGTCATTTTTCCTCCTATTTATTGTTTATTATTTATGGGTTTTCATGTAATTGTTTTCCACAATGCCGTTGGCGAGATTTTCGACCGTCAACGCCGTGACCGGCTCGCCGTCATCCACGTGCACGTCACGGGGGGTGATGCGCGGCTCCTTATTGTGGAAAATGGTTTTGTTGCCGAGCACGGCAAACTCAAGACAGGTGTGCGCTGCTGCCATAGGTACGGACAATTGCGCCATCTGGTTAACTCGCGCACCAAATACGGCCAATTCGCGGTACATGTCTCGATTCGTATTTTTTGAATCCTCGTATTTGCCTCGTGTCGGATTATACGTCAAGTCCGAGTCTTCGTACTGGCCTACCTGCTTCTCTAGATCGTCCAAGGTTTTATTGATGCGCTCGAACTGCTCGCCGAAACCGGCGACAAGCTGTTTGATCGCTTCAATGTCGGCGTTTTCGTCCTTGGCGAGATTATCGAGCTGCTCTCTGAGCTCGTCTAAATGCTCGGCCACCTCCTGCACATACCCGAGCACGGTCAGCGTATCACGGTAGCTAAACGGCTGAACCGTCGTAAAATATCGTTGCCTTGGGTCGATATCCAAGGGGGCGGCGCACATGTTGATTCCGTCCATGTAATCCTCCAATCTGTCTTAAATCAAGTATACTCTAGTGGCCGAAATTGTAGGCGAGTGACGTGGAATACAATTGTGGCACGTTGGTCATGTTGTCGCCACTCCCCCACATCCCCATAAACAGGTCTTCCAGCGAGTTGATTACCATCATGTCGATGTTGAGCATGGTGTTACGCCAGTCGAGCAGCAATTGTGATTGCGACCCGCTGGTGCCGAGCGTATGCGACATGCTATTACCCTTATCGGAGGAATGCGCATAGTCGGTATTGCTGGTGCTGGTTGCGGTGGCCGAGCTGTCCTGCTGCGTGCTGGTATGCGTATTGCCGAGCGAGTCAGTCTGGGATGCGCTTGTGGCAAATTTTTTGAAATCGTCAATACGGGTCTGTGGGAATTCCGAATTAAAGGTCATGGACGAATTGTCCGCCTTAGTGTCGGACGTGCTGTTCGCAGTGGATTCGTTGGATTGCGTGCCCGAAGATTTGCCAGAAGATTCGTTAATGCTGGTCGAGTCCATCTCCTGCCGAATGTCGGACGTGATGAAAGGGTCGAACTTGCGTTGCGCAGATAAATATAATTGGTTGTAATAGTCCATTTGTTCGCGCATGGTACGCCCCAAATAAAAGACGAACATTTGTGGCGTTTCACTGCCGATTTCGCGTAATGCGTAGTGTGCTACGATTTTCTCATTCAATTTAATGCGATAGTTTTCGTCGAAAATCGGATAATAAGCGGAACTTAAATGCAGTTTTTCGTCCGTATCGAACCCACGGTCAATCAGATTACCCAAGGTCAACGTATAGTCCGCCATACTGTCCTTGATGGCGTACATACTCAAGTCCTGTACCATTATTCCTCCTCTTTGTCGCCGTCAACGTCCAGCAGACCGCCGGACGTGGTGTCGTTCCATTCGATACTGATTGGGTATCCGGAATCGGCCATTTGCGGCCATAATCGGTTAATCGTATCGCACGCCTGCTGGCGTGCCTTAAGATAGCTCAGTCGGAACACGTTCGTACGGCTATTGCCTGCCGTCACTTCGCTTTCGAGCAATCGTTCTTTTTTTTCGGTGGTGCTATTATCGATGCCTAAATAGTTGACTAATTCATTCCATATCTGTGTCTTGGTGGTGATGATCTTATCAGCCAAAAAGGGGGTGACGTTGGGGAATGTCTGGAACATGCCGGTAATGTCCGCCGAGTCGTACGTGTAAATATAGGGGTCACCGTCTTCCCTTGCCTTCATCAAATTTTGGGCGGTGAGTTTGTTGGTTTCGGACGTGGCGATGATCAGCGGAACGGAAATGTTATCAAGATTTACATCCAGCGCGCGGTCTGCGATGGCGAGTCGTGTCGCATAATTCCACATGACATCAATCATCGTGCACCTGAGCTGGTTATCCCAAATGGGTACGCATTCCTTGCTGCCGATCTGCGGATGCGAATAGCTGGTAGCAACCGGCTGGAACGATGTCGGATTATTATAATTGTTTACCCCCCCGATATTGCCCGAAGTGACCATAAAACGGTTCACACCCTTGCGCTTGTCGGGGAAAAAGAGGGCGAGACCGTTTTCAAAAAGCGTCAATTCCAAATATCTTTCGTCAATATACGGGGGGAGGTTAATCCATTTAAAGCGACTTACGGCCAGCATTTCGATCAATTTCATATACTGGCTGATGCGTAATGATTGCCGCATTTCGGGGAGGTTAAGATTGCCCCACATGCTGCCGAGCACGCTCTGATTATCCCAGTGCGCGGCCTTGCGCGCATTATTGCGTTTACCCATAATCACCGTCCTAAAAAATAATGGAGAGAGTCTAATATGCTCTCTCCATTATACCCTTTAGTATGCGATGCCAGCTAGTGGCGCATTGTCCGCATAGTCGGTGACACCGATCTTGTCGGGGTCGGTCCATACGGTCACGCCGGACTCAAAAATACCCTTGACGGTCAATCGGTATTCTTCGGGACATGTGCTCGAACGTACGTACAACTCATGGAGCTTCCAATATGTGAAATTACTCATGGCCATCAAATTTTCGGGCAGTTTCATAAACCGCTGGACGTAATACCCGTACCTTAACCATACCTCACCGATGGCCTGCATGGCGGCTGGGGGTATCTGCCGGAAACGCACCATGACACCAATCAACCCGTTAGCCAAATTGAATGCATCACCGCCCAACGCGCCCGACGTGGTAGGGGGTACCGTCTGTGTCTGCTGCACTTGGGCGTTGATACCGGCGATGGTGTTTTCGTAATCGCCTTGCGCGGTGGCCTGCGCCAACTGTCTGTTCGTGTCGGCTAGCTGCATGGTCTGCTGATTGGACAAATTTGTTTGCGCGAGCGAGTATGCATTGGCTTGTGAGGTTGTTGCGGCGTTGGTGGTAAAAGTGTTGGAGAGTGCTTGTGAGTTGCTGGACACGCTGTTATCGTATGATTGTTGGTTTGCCCATGCGCCGATGGCTGTTCCTGCGATAGCGCCTACCGCGCCTCCCACATTGCCGGTTGCGAGAGACCCGATGGCGTTGGCGGCACCTGACCCTACCGTGTTGATCTGATTCATACGATTGTTAAAACTCAGGTTTTTCAAGGTCAGGTCGGAAGACATTTGAGCACTTTGATTGTTGATCGCCATCATTGCATTACGGTTCGCGGTGCCGAGCTTGTTTTGTTCGTTTGCGTACTGTGTGCCGATCTGTGCCTGAGCGTACGCGTTGTTGATGCCCATCTGGGTTTTCTGATACCCCCAATCGGCGCTCTGCTGCGCATAGGCACGTGTGTAGGCACTGTTCGCGAGAGCCAAGGCAGACCCGTTATTGACGGCCATAAAGGTTGGAAAATTGGTGATGCCAAATGATGCGTTCAGCATTTCGCCAGTATCGATCGGCAATCCTTTGCCGTCCGGCAACGGTTGACGGTCACCGAGATTGCCCGCATGATATCCGCGCGCGTAAAAATTCAAACGTGGAGAGGGGGGCGCATAATTCCACGTCTCCCTGATGATCAGATCGACAGATGGTATCTGCTCCGGCTCGTATGTGATGACCGTACCATTGAGACACGAGCATTCGATATACGCGTAGGGGGCAGTAAGGAATTTCTTCAGATACTGGTATCGTTCCGGTAGCTGGAACATGTCGCGGAAATTTTTGAGGTTGATAATATCATCATACCTGTCCTGACTGTCTGTAGCACTGGCTCCCATTTCCCAGCAATTGCCGATAAAATGCACGTCCTTACCGAAAAGTTTCGTGACTTTTGCACCCCAGTGTGTGAGTCTGTCAGGCAGTGACGGTACCGCGAAAATTCCGCAAATGCCCTGTGTGACCCATGGTGAGGTTGCTCCACCGTCAAAAAACCTGCCAATGTCTAGTGGATTGTCGAGGTAGTAGACTTCCGTTCCGTTTGCCTGTGATTCGAAAAAGCTGCCGCTAGCAGACTGGATAGTGGGGTTGTCTTTGGTGCCGGAGTCCACAGATAGGGAGGTGGTCGAAAGTATGATGATACCAAATTTCAAATTATGACCGTCCACTACGCCCATAAGCGGCTTCCAGTATTCGTTGGTGAGTACGGTGCATTTGCCCGTGTCGAGTCCTTCGGGCAAATCCAAATAGGTTTTGCCCCAGTCTTTCCATGCGTTTTCGTTGGCAACCCCAACATGCCCTCTTTCGACGTAGGCGTTGCCGAGCTGGATATCATGTTGGAAACTCTGCCACACATCCAATTGGATGTTGAGTTGCGTTGTGTTGGCGTTAATATAGTCGCATGTCTGGACGAAATAATACCAACTGCGTGGCGTGTCGAAATCATAATCGTTCGTGGCGATCAAATAATTATATTGGCTTGCTTGCGCGAACGGTACCGGCAATCGTACCGGCAACCCGTATTTGGCCATGGTGCAGTCGGTAAATTCGATGCCATCCAAACGGTCGAAATACTCTTTTTGAGACTGCTTATCCCATTTGACAATATCCCTGTACCCCATATCCCAAGGTACGTTACATAGTTTAAATCTTGTGTTTGGCGTCCACTTGGCGTACGAAAAGTTGATTGGCAAGTCGTTTGCGCTCATAAAATCCTCCTAAAAAATAATAGGTGTGGATAAAGTCTATCCACACCTATTCTATCGACTATCGCTTAACCTTTGGCAGCAATGATGACTTGAGTACCACCTTGCGCTCCCGCAAACTTTGCGACAACGTTAACAGTACTTGCCACCTTACCGGTCAGCACACCGTTAGGGGTGATAGTCGCGTTACTGCCGCCAACAATCCATAGTGCGAGATTGGTTACGTCGGCTTCATTGCCGTCCGTCTTGGTGGCAATGGCCTTAAGTGCCGTAGACTCATCGACTTTGATATTTTTATTACCCCGAATCTCAATGGACTTGATGGCTCCCGTCTTCCAGCCGCCGAGCCATTCGCCGACAACCGGCACGGACAATGCTGCGGAAACCGTCTGGTCGATCTCGGGGTGGGCGGGGTCGATATAGGTTGCCTGAGCGGTGACCTTGAGGATTTCGGCGGTTTCGTCGAGACCGCAGCGCAGAATACCCCCGTTGTCGATCGAGGTGGACTGTGAAGTCGCACCCTCGACGGCATACTTTATGCCGATCGGCTGGAAGCTTGCAGCATCCTTATTGGCGCTGGTGATCTCAGACTCAACCTGCACCAAGTCACCGCGCGACACGTTCTCGGGGGTAACCGATGGCTGACCATATTTCATCACACGCAAGGTGAACTTTGGCGTGGATGTGGTGAGCGTATCCGGCAATGTCACGGACTCAGAGGAGCCTTCGCCCGTCCAAAACAGGACGGCATTCGCAAACGGATTAGGGGTAATGCTGCCCCTATGCTTGTAGAAAATGTTCCTCGTGCCGTCAATCGGATTCACGGGGGAATTCGTGGTTTCCAACATTTCGTCCCAACAAAAGAAGAAGTCTTCGGTGGTCAGCACGGCCTGAACCTTGCCACCGGCACCGCCGATACCAAACATGTCCTCGGGAATCGGAATGATACGATACGGCACGTTGACCTTATCGATATTAAAGGCTGCGGCCAATGCTTCCACGTTGAGCGCTGCGATCACCTGCGGGGTCGCGAACAGAATCGCTTCGGAATCACGCCATGGGGTAACCCACGACATGGCATTATAGCGCGGCATGGCCGACATTGGGGATGCCTTAAGTTCGTTCGCGGTCTGCTGAATCAAGCGCAAAAGATTTTTCGCATCCGCTTCGGTGGAGTCAGCGGCACCTACGTCCTTGGTGTGGACTCGGTAGAATCCACCCTTACGAGCATACTCGGCGAAACACTGTGTCTTCATCAGGTACATATCATTACGGTCCGAGAGAATCGGGGCGTTCATGATTTCCGCAATGTAATCTGCCATTCCCGACTCGCCGTCGAAAGCGGTCAGCAGCGCGTCTTCAGGGATGGTGACGGGGTAGTAGTGGTCGAAAGTAAGGGGGTGGAATACGCTTGCGGTCGGCAGCGAATAACGCCCGTAAACATCGTCTCCAAGATATTCCTTGTTAAAGTTACGGGTGCGTGCCTTGACAAGGCCAACCGCGGCCTGTTCATAAGTGCTTCCGTAACGCTTCAGAGTACGTGGGGAGCCGATCAGCTTGAGCGGGTCATCCCAATCAGCGTGCTGGATGTACAAGCCGATCAAGCGCTGAATCAATACCCCCGTGAATTCGTCGCGTAAGTAAGGAAAATTGCGCATGGTATCCACCGCATTACGGATATTGCCCTGTGTCGCAGACGGAATACGCACCTGGAACTGCGGGGAAGTGGCGTTGCGGACGGCGTTGAAGATTTCAACGTCACCCTTACCAGCCAACGGTCGAATATTGGTCATTGTTTATTCCTTTCTTTTAGTCGAATAGATCTTCGATGGACTCTTGGGTTTCGTCGCCGTCACCGTCATTGTCGGTTGGGGCGGGTTCGGTGTATCCGAGCGTGTCCATCATGGCCTTGAGCGCGGCCAATTCCTTCTCGATCGAATCAAGTCGCGCGCTCACGTCCGGTTCGGACGGTTCCGGTTCCTGCTCAGGTCCTTTCGGCTTGATTTCATCATCGACGGTTTCGGTTCGCTTCTCTTCTTCGGTGGGCGGCGGGGTGGTGTTTTCGTCGCTCTCATTGTTTGGGTCTGCCATGCAAGCTCCTATCTATCGGCAATGTTTCCATCAAAATTATATCATGCGGCGGGAAAATAAAATGACCCTCCAATCACGGAGGGTCTGAATCGTCCTATGTGAGCGCGAGTCGAAAATCGTAGGGCACTACCGCCACAGTAGCAAATCATGGTTGGCGGCGTTTTCAGCCGAGGCAATCCAACCTATGTCTATCCCAGTCGAAAGTCAACGCTCGAAAGACAAACATATCATAGCATAACCAATGTACCGTAATCGTCCATGACTTGCACGCCATGCCGGAATTGCTCATACGGGATAGGTTGGGAGAACATGCTTCCAGCCATGCAAACGTCAACTTCACCGTCATCCCTCCATCCTTGATATCGGTTCATGCCCAATATCGTGAGCTTTTCGTACTGTGCGGCGATTTTCCATTTGCCTAGCTCGGTAGGGTGGATTTCGCATGACTTCACCGGCTCCCAGCCTGACAATATGCACCCGTCCGTATTGGCATAAAGCAGTCGATCAGAGTTGGCATGGCAGACGCCCATAAGCTTACGACGCGCGTAGGCGTTGACCCATACGGGCACGGGCAGATAGTCGGTTTTCAGATTCGATTCCCCTCTCTGTGCGATATCCCAGTTCAAGGTGATACCGTCTTTTGACATGGGAAGCATGACGGCCCCTTTGGGCAGACTTGCCATTTTGCCTACGAGCGCGTTCATGATCAGTTTCGCCATTTGCCGTTTCTCGCCTGTCTCGCGTTGTTTCAGTTCCCCCCATTCGTCGATGAACGAGCGGAAAAACCCCTTGCTTTTCCGGAACCGCCACCCCCGCACATACTTGTAAACGCTCACTTCGTAATTGTCATATAAAAGTTGCTGGTCAATATCGGTGAGCACTCTTGTAATATATCCCCTAGTGCTGGTAAGTCGATTGAGTTCATACACGCTACGATTGTCTAATAGAAAGGGGTATCCGTTTGGTTTGAGTTCGGCGCGGAACGTGAGTTCGTCGCAATGCAATGGCATGTCATCATCCTGCTCATACTTGCCGTCATATGATTCAGGTAGCCCCCATGGGAGCCATTCATCCCGCAATATGCTCGGATACATGCTATTGCAGTCAACGTCGATGGCCTTACCGTATGCCCCCTCTCTTGCAACCATAAATCCGCCGATATAGGCGTCATGCAGTGACTTTTTATCTTCGGGCTGCAATTGTGGGAATTTGTCGTAAAGCCACTTCCACTCGCCGGATGCGAACGCTTCCATGCTCGCTCCACCGGCTGTGATCTTGCACAAGCCGCGCCGATCGTACTCGCGCAAAATGTTGAGCAGTTGAGTATCGGTCATGGTGAGCTTGCAGTTTTCCCGCAAAAGATTCGAAATATCGAAAAACCGCGCGGAATTTTCGCGGTCGATACGCACGGTAAAACTAAAAAATTTGCCCTTTTTGGACACTATCGCGTCCCAGCTCAGGTTGGCGTTATGCTCATTATGGGGGAGAGAGTGCACGACATGTGCGATAAACGGGTCTAAAATATCGGGGTTGCTCACGTAGACGGTGAGTCTGCCGCCCGTCATGATGGACGCCAAAAGACGATTAGGCGCGGCAACGTCACGTAATACGGTGCCGTCCGTAAAACGGATAACGTTATCCATACACCATAATCCAACTCTATTATCACTCACCACCATAGTATATAACTTCCCTTGTTATTGACCGCTACTTTCCAACGCGCCCGCTTCCGCTATCCACCGGTCGAACTGCCTTCGTGAACGCTGATAGCCCTCACTGTTGCCTCGGAAAACTGAGGCGAAACCGTGCCGAACGGGGTCATACACCGTCCAGTCGAACACAATACGGGGGGCGTCTGTCTGTTCGATAAACGCTCTCTTTTGCGCTGCGGATAGGCTGCGGAATCGTTTCAATCGTTTCGAACCTAGTGAGGTGGCCAAGATTTTTTCAAAAACCTCATAACGCCGGCGACTCATGTAGGACGGCCACTCGTGCTCACCGTACAGGTCTGTACTCTTTTTGCCCGTCCCCTGTCTTTTGGACGTTTTGCGTTTCTGTTCGGTGCGCAATCCCAAGATTTCGGCTGCGTCATGCATCTGCTCAAGCAGTTCCTTACGGTGACCGCTCTCCAATTGCGATCTTACAAAAGCTTCGTCACTCAGGACGTTTGCCATTTGCAGAAAATCAGTGAGTTTCGATGGGATGATCTGAGTGCGTCCGAAACCCTCGCCGGTAGTTCCGGTGATTTCGGCCATACGCTGATCGTACACGCTACGCTGTGGCATGGCCTGTTCGCGGTTCCATTCGTTGATTTTTCGCCGTGCCGCGTTGATTTTACGCTGCTGCTGCCGTAACAGTTTGCGCCGTTTCGCGACGGGTTCCGCCTGAATCTGCGCGTCCGATATGGGCGTGCGTTGGGCAAACATAATGTCTTTTTTCGTCGGCTTTTCCACGGCGGTGGCATGATATGTGGTTGCTTTCGCTTCCGCTATGGCCTGTTTCTTCTGCCGTTCCCATTCTTTGCCCAATGTTTTCGCGATATTGACCAATTGCTTGTCGGCGGTTTTGGCGAGATTCGAGTGAGAATACGAGCCGAGTTTGCTAATGTTACGGGCGGCGCGTGCTTCCGCTGCCTGTCTTGCCTTGACGTGCTTGCGTGCCTTGCTGTCCGCCTTGATGGCTACCGTGCCGATGCCGGTATTGTGGGCGCGAGTGGTGTAGTGCTGACTTGCGACTGCTCGGGGTGATTTTCTTTGCTTGCGTGACATGTGCAGTCCTTAAGATGGCAAGAGCACCCAAGATTGGGTGCTCTCTATGAACGAACGCTACTTAACGATTATAGCAAGATCACTTGCTCTCTTCGTCCACCGGCTCAATGCTGAAAAACTTGAAGCCACGGCGGGAACGACGTTCCACAACCTTGATGGCAAGCGGTGCTTCCCAAGTATTTGGTGTACCGAAGATTCCGAACATTGTATTCAATCCAGCCGCCAAAGTGGGGGAGGTGGCCGCATACGCCTTGTTGTCATCGGTAACGATGACGACACGCACGGTATTAGAGATTTCGCCCGTCTGATCGTCCGTCACCTGTACGGCCTGAGCGACGGCATTCACCATGTTCAGTGTTTCGTTCAAATGTTCATCAAGCTTTTCAGCATTCTGCAATGCCGAGTAGAGCTTGATCTTGCCTTCGCGGGTGGAAGTGTCGATGAAGTGCTGGACGGTGCCGAGTTCGGTGCTTTCGGTGTTGAATGCGACAAGTGCGGTGTTGGTGTTTTCCATGATATTACCTTCCCTTATATATTGTTGTTATTTTATTTTTCAGGCTTATGCCTAAAATCTTTTATATCACATGCCATCATTATTTTCAATTTCGGCGTGTCGTTTTGTATGTTCTTCGGGGGTCCATTCTTGCGGCTCACCGAAAGTCGCATACTTGTAAAAAGTTTCCTCATTCATGGAGACTTTTTGCGAAAAAATATTGATGGAGCGTGGAATGAAGTTAGGAAACAGTTTCTTCGCACGAATCGAATACGCGCGCTCGTCCTTAAGTCGCCCGTCGATAACATGCTCGGCTTCCATAAAATCGCCGTCAACAAGCTCCATACCCTTGAGCACGGCATACACGCGCGTTCGAAAAATATCGGTTTTGGTTCTAGCCAACTTTACCTCCCCTGTAGTAAGATTTTTTGCAATTCAACATCATTATAACGTGTCGTATCCAGTCTGTCAAAATTTTTAAACACAGCGATAATCAGATTTTGAGCTTGTGGACTGTTAAAGACCGTGCAGCAATCATATGACGTGCATCCTTTGACGGCGCAGACGGCGCACCATGCAATCAGATTAGGCGGGTTGATAGTACCGTCCAAATATTCCACATCATACGTGCTGGACAGGGCGGCGGAAAAACCGTCTGATATGGTCATGCTCCCGCAAATCTGCGATACGACAATTATTGCTTGCGTAAACCATGTGCTAACCCCGTCGCGCCACAATTCACACAACATAGCGACTGCACGGCAGCATGTCTCAAAATCACCATACCCCTTATCATACCGTTTCAAATTCAGGTCACGTTTCCGGCCTTCCGTAGCCTTGACAATACGTGGCGATTCCATGATCGCATCATCAAACCGGCGCATACGATAAATTGGCATCCTATCATTGCCGCGGTTAAACATAATAGCGCCTTTCGACCCTAAAATATGCAATATTACGTACATGTGTGGGTACAGCCGCCCACTTGCGAATCAGCTCAGCGGCCTTATCGTATGACATGGCATACCCCACTTCAATAGGGGGTTTATCGCCATGCCTCAAATATGCAAGTGCAACAAAAGTCTCATACATGATTAAAATTCCAGTCCCTCACTATCAGACTCGGCACCGAGCCACCACATGTCAAACCACAAGTCCGTACTCGGACACCGTTTCGGCGGTGTAAAAGCGTCACCCTTACGTTTCGCTCCCGCCCAAAACACACGCAAACGCCAATACACATCCGCATAAGCGCAGTCCTTGCAAATCCACGAATGCATAAACCCACGAAAATACATGACTAATCCCTATCCAATAATGGCGTACGTGCGATATCGATAGCGTCCAACATAAGATCAACCACCTGACTACCATCACCCGCATCATACGCACACAATGCAGTCGCATTGCAAAACCCGGCTGAAGTGCGGAATCGGACGGCATACCTCAACTCATACCGTTGACCGTGAGGACAATACCACAATCCCACATTACCCCCCACAAACTGCGAGGAAAACGTAGCAACCTTCATATCATGCTCAGCCATTTCAAAAACCTTTCACGACAAAAACCAAAACCATAGCCACACTTACCGCAAGCATGACCAAAAAACAAAACGTGTCACGCCAATCACGCGGCAACTCGCAAAACACCGCAGCAGCCATCGTAAGAAACAGTACGGAAAGTATGCAGACGGCAACAATCATGCCCACCATTATACCAACACCACCTTAACCACGCCAACCATAGTACTATCCATGTCAAACGTGGCATTATCAATATCCACATCTACCTCCACTCCGACGTGCATATTCCTGATATAAGACAGCACCCCGTCTAACGAGGATTTCAGAGACGCCGTGAAGAACATACCACTCGGCTTTACACAATCAGGCAGAATCTCGAAAACCTGAAAACCATCATCAGTGATAATAAAATACCACATTTACTTACCTCCAATCAGCTCTCAACACGATTAGAGCGGTAATAGTCAATACCATTAGTAGACCGCTCAAACCTCATACGAGAAATCGTGACGCCATAATATTTGAACAGTATGCGACGAACACGAGCTTTCGCCTCACTCAAGGTAGCGACCTCACCAAGACTGAACGTATAAACATTCTCAATATCAGTAAAAGCAACCACAACCCAATCACGCGCCCAATCAATAGCGATAATAGTATTCATTTTGTCTACCTCCAATCAGTGAATCAAGGCGTCGGATACCGCTTCCGCGATAGTATCCCCAGTTCCCAAGACAACGGCAGGGCTGCAATAATCAGCGTAAACGGCATAAAACACATCAACCGCGTCCACCTTACATCCATCTTCGGTAGTGCGATAGTATGGCATCTCAACCCTCTTGACGCAAGCGCGCGCCATCAATTCCCGCACACTCTCGATACTAACGACAGCTTCCTTTGCGATTTGCTTATAATTTTCCATTTTATTTACCTCCCTTGTAGTCGATATTTTTCATTATAGCATAAACAAAACAACGACACGCCCGAAAACAAAACAACATAAAAAAGCCTCCCAGTTATTAACCGAGAGGCTTCTACTATTACCTATCACGCATTCTCGAACGCTTCAATAAAATCATCATTCGGAAACGAATCACAATCGTTATAATCCTCAATGGTCATATTATTGACCACAGCCACATGATGCAGATTCTCAACAATCATGTCAAGGTCAAAATCGTCGAGCTGCTGACCGCTGTTCATGATGTAATCTTCGACGTAATCCTTGATGATGCTATTGTTAATCATTTTATTTTTTCCTTTCCCTTGAAGCTGATAACTACACTATAACACAAACAAAAACACGACACGCCCGAAAACAAACGACACGCCGGAAATAAAAAAACTTGACAAACTGGCGCGAAAAAAATATAATAAGACAAGAAACACAACAAAGCGACAAAGACGCCACAGAACAAAAAAAAATAAAATGATTAACAAT